TACTTACGAACACCATGCAAGGAGACCAAGCGGTCTCGATGTTTACGCACAACTCGGTGTCGCCTTCCGTGTACTCGGTGTTTATCGGCCCGACATCCCACTTCGTCCCATATCGGAAGCAGTTGTGGGCGTACCAATCCTTCTCGTCAAAGGTTGGGTCTTTGCCGATGATAGATTCAAAAGAGCGTTCCTTTTGGAAACCTGCGTTGATTTGACGGATTGCATCCGCACTACCTGTAACGACCAGGTAGTTTGAGCACCAGTTTGGCATGAGTAAAAAGTTTAGAGGGTTGAATTAAAAAAAAGAGGGGGGTGTTCGAACACCCCCCGTTTTGGTTTACAGTAAACTAATTGGACGGATGAATTTGGTTAACGACTTGGCTTCTTCGGGGGTAATTGGTGCGTCCTCGCTTTCGTAGAACTCAGCGTTAGCGCCAATCAACACGCCCTTACCTGCAAGTGGCTGAGGATACTCGCCGAAGGCAAACATGCACACTGCTTCGGGGTCAATTCTAAACATGCCGCACTCGTCTACCCATATCTCGTAGGTACGGCCTTGCTTGTCCTCAATGCACACACGCTCGACCAAATCGCATCCGATGGCGGCGTACAAATCTTTGAGGAAGTTCTCTCGGCTTATCTCGATAGAGGTGGCGGAGCGGGTTGCGGGGTCAATCAAAATTGCTTTCATTTCATTTGGGGTTTAGAATAAAGTATCCGCTAATAAAGCCATGAGCGGGGACATGGTAATCGGTACAAAATTTTACATTCTCAGTGTTGGAATTAAAAGGAGTGAAGACATACGCTACACGATAACCCTTACGCATACACTCTCTCGCTTTCTCGACCTCTGTTTCCATTAGTCGGTAGTCGCCAGTTTCAGTATCGTCTTCACGCATCTGCACCAAGTCGTAGCCGAACTCGGCCATGAACTCCATGATGGTAGCCGAATACGCGCGGGTCGCATACAACTCGGCGTTCGCAATCTCTAAGTCGATGACATCGCCGGCATGCACCCACACTTTGCCTTCTTCAGTGTAGGCATCAACGCCACGGTCTCGCAGATATTCAACGGCAAACTTACATCTGTTCCTCATGGCGTGTCAAATTCAAAGTCAATGGAATCAGCCAAGTACCAAGCACCGTCAACTAAAATCTCAAACAACCCGTTGCCGTCGCGCCATCGATACGGATACTCGCCCTTGCCGATGTGCTTCATGTCCGTACCAACAACCAGGGGCACAACGCCAATAAGCAACCCTTCATCAAGGATGTCTTGACGGACACGGCATATTCGAGGGGTGTCCAAACACACCTCTTGTTCTTTGGCTCGCCGTAGAATCTCATCGAGCGATACCTCGATGTGATGCTCATCGCATGACATCTCGCTACCAATGATGATGTAGACGCGGTTATCTTCCGAGTAGGCATGGATGCCTTTGCTCTCGTACCACTCAAGGCACAAGAGAATGTTGCGGGGGTCGGGTGCTATCATTGTAGTTCGGATATTGCGTCGCAAATTGACTGATTAATTATTCCCATGACTGTGTCTTCGGCTTGGTCAATAGCGTGCTCAAGCAGGTTAAGTTTGTCGGCCACCGACATAGCCTCCACCAAATGTTCGTTGCGGTGTCCATAGGCTTGAGCATCCACATCTTCCTTTGACCAAATGAATGCACTGCGAATGCTACACTTAGGAATGTAGCCTTTGCTTTCCATGAAGGCGTTGATGCCGTCGAGTTCGGATGTTGTGGGGTCGTTGAACTTTGATGCGTCGAACTCTTTGTATAATTCGTGCGCCTTTTCCCAACACCCATCGAGTGTATCGTAGTGGTGGGGGTCGTGGCGTAGCATGATTGATGCTACGCAGAATACAGAATAACTCATGGCTTACCAAGTTTGAAGGTTAGGGAAAATTGAATCGTCTTGTACCCATTGGCCGAAGGGTACGGTCGGGTTGAGGAATGACAGCGTGTCGAGCAATATGTGGTACTCCTCCTCAAGGCCGTAGTCGGTACACCATTGCTCGCCGTTGTCAACCATAGGCCAAGGGTTCTCAGCATCTACGCCTTCGTCAGTCAAGCGGACGCCGAACAGGTCAACGATGGCGTATCGCCCTTCGCCTGCTTCGTCGGGTCGGCGATGCGCCATGCCCCCGTCCTCGGTAACGATGAGGTAGTCGGCAGTCGGGCCAACCTTGGCCTCGGACTTGCGGATAATACGGTACTTCATAGGTTGAACCAAATTGTTACGAGCATGATGCCTACCAAGTGGATGAGCCACATGGTCTTGATGTCGGAGAGTGCGCCATCGTATGGCTCGTACTCCGCCGAGAATCCGTGATAAGCACCGAGTACAAATGTTGCGCTGAAAAGCAGGAGCGCGGCAAGGCCTCCATCGGGCACAAAGAGTGCGAAGAAGGACGGCATGGTCGCAATTAAGCGATGAAGAATGTTGTTCATTGTGATTTGATTTGGGGTGATAGGATAGGGAAGACGATACGAAGCCTCGCCGTAGGCATAGAGGTCGGGGCAGGAGTCGAACCTGCGGTTACTTGTATGTAGACACATACCCCTATAAGTAACTACCTCGTTACCCGACCATAAAAGGGGGGTGTTTGGACACACCCCCCGACACTCTAATCTTCGTCCTCTCCAATGGAGCGACCAAACTTGGTCTTGAGTTCCTCCACATGCCTCTCGACGAGCATCTCCATGGCCTTCCTACGCAACTGCATCTCTGCTTGCTTGACGCCGATGTAATACCCAACCATCATCATGCGCTTTTCGTGCATGCTGAGGGGCTCACTCGTTTCGCCGAACTCTTCCATGCGGATGTCCTCGGCGGACGCAATCATGGAATCGCTGACCGTGTCCTCGCTCTCCCACTTGTCCAAGACCAAGCGTTCGATGCGTTTGTTGTAGACATCGCTGATGCCCAGTGCTGATGAAATTGTTGATTTTGACATGATGAAATAATTTAGTTGATGACAAGGAAAGAAAAGAGGCGGGGAGTGTGTTTGAACACCCCCCTTGACCTCTCCGTGGAACCCCCTATCTTAGTCCCACAAGGTGAAATGTTTTTGTCCGTTACGCAGACCCTCGGTAATCGTATTGATAGCACTCTCAAGCCATGTGGCGGTCGTGTGCTCGTTCGTGAACGCGGCGATGTTGGCGGCGGGTAGGTCGACAACTATCTCGTCCTTGTCGATGCGCACCCACTCGGCGAACTCTTCGTCGCTGATGACCGCGACCCTTGACTTGCCCGTTTGGCTACACCCATACCCCGTCCAACTTGGCTTACCAACCGAAGTCCCGAACCCTTCGAACCAACCGAACCCGATGCGTCGGAAGAAGGAGGGGTGCGTGGTCGCACCAATGCGGGGGATGTCCACATTCTCGTCGTAATTCTTGATGGTAATGACCGAGCACCCACGCCCCGCAAAGACCCTCGTGTTGCTGACATAGCAACTAATCTTGGTGTCTGCTTGGTCGGCAATGAGGTCGCAAAGCACGGCCATCGCTCCGCCGTGATTGAGAAAGCGGTTTGCGCTGACACCCGAAGTGCAGTTGCTTGCATAGCACAGGTGCACCCTCGCCTTGCGAACCTCGGTGGTCGATTCCCAAAAGCACTTGGGGTCGCCACTCAAGTAGGTGGGCACATCGAGTGCCTCCCCGCTGACCCGCATCTCGTCCATGGGGCGTTCGTTTTGGAACAACTCTGCAATTTTGCGCCGTTGCTCGCCGATAGCCTTGGCGTTGTAGCCATCGTAGCACCGCTCGACCATCTCTTCGTAGGTCAATGCGTCGCCAAAGAACTCGCGCAAAACTGCCTCTTTAATTTTGCAGTTTGTCTTGTCGTAAGATGACTGCTCGGTCGGGTTGCGGAACTGCTTGCTCAGTTGCACATATTCGTGAAAGGTGGTGGCAATTTTTACAAGGTCGCCGTTTTGTTCGTATCTCATGGGATTAATTTTGAAGGTGGAAGGGTGTTTGAACACACCCCATTAGTAACGCTTGAGTCGCTCCTTGACATCCTCGGCAAGGCAGTTGAAGATACTGAAGTCCAAAGCCTCTTCGAGAGTGTACCCGACACCCATGAGGGTATTCACATGCAACGCTTGGCGGGGGGATACAACCAAGTCCACATCCAACTCTCGCGCCTTGCGCCGTATCGCCTGCACTGCATTCGTGCCCTCGGTATCGCCCGCTATCTTGCGCTCCATGGATTCGTCGATGTTCCACTCAATTTTGATAAAGCGGTTGAGGGTCGAGCCGTCCTGCCTGCTCGCGGCGGCGTAGGTCTTCGACCCACCCGACCCCGTTGTGTTCTGACAAGCAACTACCCTAAAGTCGGGGTGTTTTGTAACGGTCTCATTGTTCGGGAACATGTACTTGCTACCCGCCAGCATGTTGTTGAGCGACACCGTTACCTCCGTGTTCGAGCGGTCGAACTCATCCAAGCATAGCACGCCACCGTTCTTGAAGGCGTCATACAGGATACTCGGCACATAGTTGCCGTTGGCGTCGCAATACCCCTTAATATCGGTGGCGGTCATCTTTGCATGAAACGATAGGGGCAAGAACCGAAGACCCAAAGCCTCAGCGCACTGCTCCGCGCCGTGTGTTTTACCCGAACCCGCCTCCCCGATAAGGGCCACATTCAACCCTGCCTGCACCGCCTTAATTAGGTGGTTCAAGTTTTTGTGGGCAATTTCGATGGTGTGTTCAAACACCCCCTCTTTCTCTTGGCGGACAACCTCAATTCGATGGGTCGCTTGCGCCTTGGCCTCCTCGGTAAGCGTGGCGAACCGCGCCATGTACACCTGCTCGAGGTCATCGGCGGCTCGGGACGCCATTTCCCGAAGGGTCGACTGCATTTCTCGGTGGTGTGGGAGCATAGCCACTTGGCCCTCCACTTCCTCACGGACAATGGCGCGCACTTCCTCGGGGTCAAACTCCGCCGTGGGCATGGGGATACCCGATAGAGCCTTCGTGATGGCCTGAGTTGCGGCCTGCGTGATGGCCTCGGCTGAGGCCTCGGTGGTGCGGGATACGACCTCGCTCCAAGATACTTTTTTGTTTCTCACAATGATAGGGTTTAAGTGAGGTGGACAAATAGAAATTTAGCACGATACAAAGCCTCGTGCACAGGCTTGGGGGTCGGGCGGGGACTCGAACCCCGTGTGCTCCCATGATGAGCGACCCGACCCGACGAGGTGTGTTTGGACACCCCTCAATCTTTAGGCAAGGCCAAGGGCCTTGGTCAACAATTCCAAGGCTAAACGAAGTTCAGCCTCAGAATTGGCGGTCTTGACATTGCCGTTGGTGTCTAAAGACACCGAGACATTTTTGTCTCCTGCCTCTATAAGAGGCAGTTTGAAGGTCAAACACGCCACACACTGCGCTTTAGTGCCTTCGGCACTTTCCTCACCGCCTTCGGCGGTCTCTTCGGTGGTTGAACCTTTCAACCACGATTCGAGGCTTTTAACCGATAGGGGTTGATTATTCTTGTTTGCCCACTGAATAAATTCAGTGAGTTGGTCATCGGTAACTGCCCCAACTCTTACGAGTTGGTTCGGCCATTTACTGTCGATGGCCGATTCGGTGAAACCGAAAACATCCGTAAGAATCGATTTCCAAGTAATACCCTTGTCCTTGACAAGGGTGTCATTGGATTTCATCCAATCTTTGGCGTTGACTAAGAGACGAGCCAATTCAATCGACTTGGTAAAAACTTTCTTTTTACCCGATTCGATGGACAAGGTTACTGCCTTGACTTCCTGCACTTTGAGTTGCTCTGCAACTTGTGCATTGTTACGGACGAGAGAAATGATAGGGGAATTTGCCATGGTATAGGGGTTTATGGCGTTGAAAAAAAAGGTTTGTTGGGGCTTTAGCCCCCCAACGGGGCATTGCGGTAAGGGGGGGAATCGAACCCCAAGGACAGTAAACTGTCCTTTTCCTTGTTCCTTACCAAGACCACCTTTGAAATTTCACCCTTTCAGGGTGGCCTTTAGTTTTTTAAGGCCTGACTTGTCAGGCCTTTTTGTCGCGCCTATCGGTCTCAAGCCTTCTGAAAGAACCGCTAAGAACCGCGGACACTCTTCTTTCAGAAGACCCTTTTAGCATTCCACCCTTCAATCGACTTAGCGGGCTATTCTTGGTACTGCCGTACCAAACTTAAACTTGCTATCGTTTAAGTTCTTTAGAACTTAGCCATAAACTCCCTAAATGGTTTGCTTTTGACCTTCCGTCCCCTTCGGGGATTTCTCCCCCGATTCGATTGGACAGCGAACTCTTGGCTTCGCCAAACCCTTCTTGGTTTTATGGGTTGAGGTTTACACCTCCCAAGTCCCCGAAGGAAAAAGACCTCCTTTCGATAGCCACTATCTTATAGTGAATAGCACCACTCTATCTCCGACCTTCGTAGAAGGTTCGCTCGATTTTCTCACACACCCTACTTCACTGTCCTCAGTGAATGTAGCGTGATGCCTCACACTACACTACCTTGACTGCCGTACAAATCGTGAACAATTTCCGTCAATCGGCGATGCAAAGGTATAAACGGCCAAATCCGATTTCAGCCCGACCCCCCCAAATTAAATTTTTGCCGCAAGTATAAATCGCTGATTTTGAGCAGGTTAGGGGTCGATAAAAGTTATCCACATTTTGATTTCGAGAAAGGCGCTGAAAATCAAGCAGTTGGTCGAAGCACCGCGCGCGTATAGCGCAGGCGATTCGCGCATGATGAGGGAGATTAAGCCGTTCCTCTACGCACTTTATACTTTGTATAAAGTGATTTTACCCCTTTAGGGGTAGGTTGTGGAGTCCATAACACAGAATAAATAAGCCTTGTGTGTGTTTTTGGGCTACGCGCGGCATCCCGAAGGGGATGCCAAGGTGGGGGCGCGGTAACGGTGGCGGGCCGTCTTGGCTTTTTTGCCCGACATGTACCCCTTTGGGGTACTGCGCGCGGTATCCCGAAGGGGATACCAAGGCGCAGGGGCACACACAACGGGGGATTGGGCTTATTTATGATGTGTTACGATTTGCGATTTGTCGCTGAATCATACAAGTATGATTGTTGCGCGTGCAACAATACGCGCGGTGTACTATGTACACTACACGCGTTGTCACGGGGGATTCGGTCGGAGGGTGTTTGAACACACCACCGAGTAACCCTAAAGGGTTAATGATTTGTTACCCTTGGCGCGCAGTTCTGCCCGTGAAAGGGCAACGCGGGGAGGGGGTTTACCCCCCCCCATAGGAGACCCAAATATCCCCCAATTTTGCCCTCAAATTACCTACCTAAAGGTAGGTAAAAATCGGCAAAAAATCGTCATGTAACACAAGATACAACCCCCCATATCGACATGGCGGGGGTGCTTCCCCCACGCGCGGCGCGCGCGAAACGGCCCGGATAACCCATTACCCCCAAATTTCTGCCAGATTTTACTAGCCACATGACGATTTTATGACGATTTTTTTTTACTTAGTCATCTGATTATCAATTCAATGTCGATTATGTCGATTTTTTTACTATGATTTTTTGGGAAGAAATCTAAAGAAAGAATATATATATATAGTATATAGAGAAAAAAAAACGACATTCGACATTAGCGTAGGTTTTTTGTAGTTGTGTTTGGTGTCCTATGCTAATAGTCGTATTTTCACATCATCATGCACGACCAGCCTTGGCCCACGAAGGATGAACCCCTAGCCATGGGGCTAGTGGTATCAGACCCTGAGCCCATTTTTGTCGTATTTAACGAGCATTGGGTCGATTCTGAGGACTTTATGACCGATATATCGAACCCAAGGGAGCGTTGGCCGCTTATTTTTACCGAAAATGACCGTATGGCATGGGTTTTGAGTGTTAGTTTTGCGTATGCAAACTAAAATCATCACTTCAGGGGCCGACGCTCGACAAGGTCTTGCGTCAGGCATCATCAAAATGGCCAGTGCTGTCAAGAGCACGCTAGGGCCAAGCGGGAACACGGTCATCTTAGAGTCATTGGAGCACATTGGCGGGATGACTATCACGAAAGACGGCGTCACAGTCGCCCGGTCGATTGCGTTGTCCGACCCGTTGGAGAACATGGCGGTACGGATTATGCGCCAGGCGGCGGACCGGACGGCTACAATGGCGGGGGACGGCACGACTACGGCGATTGTCTTGGCGGAGGCTCTTATTTTGGGGGGCATGAACGCCGGTCTGACCTTAAGCCAATCGAAAGACCTGACTGTTTTGTGCGAGAAGGCGGTCAAGATGCTCAAGAAGCAGTCCAAGGCTGTGAAATTGTCGGACCTTGCGTCTATTGCGACGATTAGTGCGAACAACGACCCGGAGATTGGGGCGCTTATCGCGAAGGCGTACAAAGACGTCGGCGCGGATGGCATTGTGTCGGTGCAGCGTGCGACCGGTCAAACCACCTACGTCGAGACAACCAAGGGCATGCGCTTCAAACGGGGGTACACCAACCGTATGTTCGTGAACGACCAACGGAAAGACGAGTGTATTCTGGAGGACGCCTATGTGTTGGTGTCGGACACGCCCATCAACAACATTCTAAACATTGAGAACATCCTCAAGCCGGTCATCAATAGCGGCAAGCCGCTGGTCATTATCGCCGACTGCTCTGACGCGGTCCAGATGACCTTGGCCGCAAACGTCGTCAAGAACGGACTTAAGTTCTGCGTCGTGCAGCCACCGTCGTTTGGATGGCGCCGGCAGGAGCAGATGGGGGACATTGCCTTCATGTTGGGTGGAAAATATTTCAGTGAGCAGACTGGCGACGACTTGAGCGTTGCGAGCGTTGGCGACCTAGGCATTGCCCGGAGCATCATCGTCGGACGTGAGGAGACCACCATCGTCCGGCCAGACCTTGACAAAGAGGCGCTCGATGCCCGTGTGCGTGAATTGTGGGAGCAGCACAAAAATACCGAGCGCAAAGACGAGCGAGAGTTTGTGATGGAGCGCATTGCCTCGCTGAGCGGGGGCATGTCGGTCATCTACGTCGGTGCCAATACAGACGTGGAGCAGAAGGAGCTGTACGACAGGGTGGACGACGCAGTGTGTGCGGTCCGGAGCGCGCTGTCTGAGGGCGTGTTGCCCGGCGGCGGAGTTGCTTTGAACTATATTGCTCAGACCATGGAGCTGCCGGAGGGTGTGCTGCAACAATCGCTGGACGTATTCCGGGAAGCCATCAAAGCGCCGCTGCGACAAATTGTGGCCAATTCGGGGAGAGATGTCGCTGAAATAGATAAGAATATCGCGAATTGCGGGCCCAACTTCGGGTTCGACGTTAAGAACGGGAAGTATGGCAACATGATGGCCATGGGCATTATTGACCCGGCCAAAGTAACGAAGAACGCCCTTGTCAGTGCGACGAGTGTAGCGGTCACTCTTTTAGGAACAAACGCAATCGTAACCAATGAAAGCAGTAAATAAGTTCATTGTGGCCGAAGAGGTCCACCGGGAGATTAAGACCGCTAGCGGCCTGGTCATGTCAAGTAAGGACGCCGATGACATCCGGTACCGGGAGTGCAAGGTTGTCAGTGTCGGCAACGAGGTCGTTGCTATCAAGGAGGGCGACAATGTCCTGTACGACCGGAACGCCGGCTTTAAGTTGATGATTGAGGGCCGTCCTTACCTTGTGATTCTTGAGCGCGACGTCGTCGTTGTTTTATGACCTCGTTGAAGTCATCGGCCATGACGCGATACCTCCGGTAGGAGTAGGGCCCGTTGGGCGTGTAGATGGGGTTGGACCGGGGGTCCGTGCGCATTTCTTCTTCGCCATTGAGCTTTCGGTAAACGGCGTTGATGATGTGGCGGGCGTGTGGCGTTAAGGCGTAAAGCTTAGTTGGCTTATCGCGAAGCTGCCCGATGAGGCCACGCTTGATTAGGTCGTCGATGAGGCGGTGGTTCCAGCGCATGCCTATTTTGGCCATCTTGAGCCTATTTTGGTTGAAGACTTTCTCGGAGTTGAGGAACAGGAGAAGCTCCAGTTCTTCGAGCGTGATGGCATATTTGATGCGCACCCAGAAGCGAATTAGTTTGAAATACTTTAGGTAGTCCATTTTATTATTTTTGCAAAAGTATGAAGGACGCCTGTTACAAAAAGGTCAAAGCGCAATATGACGTTTTCCCATCTGCCAGGGCCAGCCAGGCCATTGCCAAGTGCCGTAAGGCATCGGGGTCCGTCCGTAAGACCGAGAAAGGAACTGAGCTAAAACGATGGGAGAAAGAGAAGTGGGTCGACCAAAAGACCGGCCGCGCCTGTGGAGCTGGTGGGAAGAACGAGTATTGCCGGCCGACCAAGAGGGTGTCCGAGAAGACCCCCAAGACGAGCTCCGAGATAGGCCGCTCTACCCTCCGGAAAAAGATTCGGGAGAAAGAGCGTGTGGGAATGGGTAAACGTGTAAAACCAGTTTAATATGCCTCAAAAAAAATTATCCTACGAGGACTGGAAGAAGAAGTATAATAAAACGGAGTCGCCGGAATACAAGTTAAAGAAAGCGTATGATTTAGGCTATACCCCGGATAGAAAAGGGCATCTTCCAACAGTTGATGAAAAAACAGGGGAATTTTTAAAATCATCAAAACACCCAACTGTAAGGAAAGAGTTAGATTGGTATAATAGCAAAGAGGCTGCTTCTTTTAGGGAAAAAAACAAAATTGACAGCACCGAAGAATTTTGGAAATATGTACCAAAACTTAAAGAAGGAGGAAAAATGCCATTGAAGAAAGCATCAGGAAAAGGCAAGGCCGCTGTTCAGAAAGCGGTATCTGCCAACATCGCCGAGTTGACCAGAGCGAATAGAGAGAAGCCGGCAGGTAAGAAACGCAGTAAAGAACAGATTGCGGCTATTGCGTATTCAGCTGCCCGAAAAAAATAATACCTTTGCCACAATGAAAAGAGTCGACAAAGAGTCTATGCCATGCAACAAGCCCAGGCCATCAACGCGCCCGGGCAAGAAGCGCATGGTCAAAGGCTGTGAAGGTGGCCAAGAGAAGATTATTCATTATGGCGCTGAGGGCTATGGCCACAATTACAGCGATGCCGCTCGAAAGTCGTTCAAGGCTCGACACAAATGTGACTCAGCAAATAGCAAGTTAACGGCAAGGTACTGGGCCTGTAAAGACTTATGGGCTGGAAAGGGCGGCAGCACGAAATCATCCCCTAAGGGAAGAAAGGGTAAATACTAATGGGTACTTGCTCGAAGGGCTGTAAATGTCGTTCCTGCGGTAGCGGGAAGTCACGCACCGCAAAGTATTATGCAGCCAGTCCAGAGGCACGCAAGAAAAAAACCGAGTACGATACCAAGTATCATTCCGCTCCAGAACGACGTAAGTACCGTTCGGAACTCGTTCAGAAAAACCGCGAGATGGGTAAGAAGGGCGACGGGCTTGATGTGTCTCATCAGAAGGGCGGAAAGTTTATTTTAGAAAAAGCATCCAAAAATAGAGCAAGAAAATGAAAGAGTTTCTCATGGACCTCGGGTTCAATATTGGCCTGGCCCTATCGGGCTTGTTGGGCAGCCTGGTAACGATTTGGCGTTCGAAGAAAAAGATGAACGTCAAGGAGCAGGCTATCTCACTGATAGCCGGTACGCTATCGGCCAATTACCTGACTCCATTAGTGATAAGCTTTATGGACCTAAAGGACAACACCCAGTTCGGTGTGGCCTTTGTGGTTGGATTCGGAGGACTTAAAGCGGTTGAATATGTCTACGACAAACACTTCAGCAAATCAGAAGGATAAAGGGTTTGGCGATACGCTAGCCCGTATTTTTACAGCGACCGGTGTCAAGGCTGTGGTTGAGGCTGTGGCTGAAGCGACAGGTACTGACTGTGGTTGCTCAAAACGACAAGAAGCATTAAACGAACTATTACCCTATAAAAAAGACTAAATATGTCAGCAGTTACTTTACAACCAACAATGGCGGTTCCAGTTACTCCAGGAACAAGCCTATTAGAACCACCATCTTCTGCGCTATCCGGCTCCCAGTATGCGGCCGCAACGCTTTACATTGGAACTTCTGGAGATTTATCGGTAGAAACCGAAGGAGGTCAGAGTGTTGTGTTTTCAAATGTTCCGGTAGGATTTTTTCCTGTTAAAGTGGTCAAGGTATTTTCTCTTGGCACAAGTGCAACAGACATTATTGCCCTTTGGTAGGATGGGGAACTTTATAGGCTCGTCAATGTCTTTTGGCTCTGTTTTTCAGAAAACAGGGTTTCCTGGAGCTTCCAATATTGGCGACCAGTTTGATTTAGGGTATGCCTTATATCCAACGACAACTGGTGGTTCGAGTTGGGCATTGTCAGAAAATCCGGTTGATTTAGCTGGTACGACATTCTTTTGGGGTGCTAGTGTAAGTATACCGGCAGTAACCGAAGCTGTTGAGTTAGATAAAAGCGGAACAAATACGTCCGCAATAATTGCGGCTTCTTTGGATGGAAATGCGGCTCAAGCCGCAACTCTGTATACGCAAAATAATTACACCGGATATGTTTTGCCATCTTACGAAGGAGCTCAAAAAATGGAGATAGGCCTTGTTCCAGTTGTTGGTGCAATTTTCACTCCTTATGATACAGTCTCTTTTTGGACTTCAACTGAAAAGGACAATTTGAATGCTTACTATTTTACAATAAGAGACGGCACGTCTTGGATATTCGGATATGACTTAAAAACAGTTCCAAGAGCAGTTTGGCCCATTATTCGATACAATTATCAGAATTAATGAGGGAAATCCGGAATCTTGTATGCCACTGTTCAGCTACCGCCAAGAATACTTCAATCGATGCTATCAAAAAGTATTGGCGGGAAAATCTTAGGTGGAAGAGCGTTGGCTATCATCGCATAATTAAGACAAATGGCGAGATTGTGGTACTGGCGCCGGATGAGTCTATCACGAATGGCGTGGCAGGTCACAACAGCAATAGCCTTCATGTATGCTATATTGGTGGTAAGGATAAGGACGATAGGACAGAGGCTCAGAAAAAGTCTATGGAACTCGTTCTAAAAGAATGGCTAGTTAAGTACCCAAAGGCCAGGATAACGGGACACAGGGATTTCCCGGGAGTAAAGAAGGCCTGCCCTCAGTTTTCAGCAGAAAAAGAATATGGCTATTTATACACATCTTAAATTTATTGCTATCCTATTCCTGTTGCTGGGATGCGTACGAAAGACCAATACCCAGGTTGAGTACAGGACCCGCGTGGACATTCAGCGCGACACGGTTCAGATGCCGGTTCTTGTAGAGACATTTATACCATCGCCATGCGATACCAATGGGATACTCAAGGATTTCAAGTTTGAGACCCAGGCCGGTCCAACCAAAGTAAAGCTAGAGACTGACGGGACCCGCATTATTGTCAAGGTAAAGACTGACACGATTGTCAAGGGATATAGGGTCATTTCGGATACAGTCCGAATTACCAGTCATTCCGTGACAACTAAGAAGGTCACGCCTCGCTGGGCCTGGCAGCTTCTTTCCGCTAATGTCATCGTAGCGGCAGGTCTCATAATTTACCTATATTTGCGGAGATGAAAAAGTCGAGGGTCTATTTGAATGAAATCCTATCGGCGCCCAAGGTATTGCCTGGGGTGTTTTCTCACAAGCGGAATCCCATTGACATTATGGCCAATGGGCGAAAGATTGCTGAGGCTACCGGTGGAGAGTATATCTTTAACCCGAAACAAGTATCAGCCATAAAAAGGTTAGTCAAGAAGAACGACAAGACTGGCCTTCATTCCTATGTTCGTTCACTCATCCAAAAATTTGAAAAACCATGAAAAACAAACCAGCACCCAAAAAGAAAATGTCCGCCAAAGAAATGGAGGCCATGAAGAAAGCCAAAACCCCCATGATGAAGTATGGTGGTAAAATGGGCAAAAAACCTTGCTAAGCCATGAAAAAGAAAAAAATGACTGCCGACATGAAGGCAGTAGCTAAGCATGAGAAGATTGAGAAGAAGATGGAGAAAGAGGGCTACATGAAGTCCGGAGGAAAATTAAAAAAGAAGTAATGCTAGGCAAAAAACACCCTTTGGTTAATTGCTATCAAGGAGGGGGAAAGCTCAAGAAAAAAGAGCCAACCCCTCCTTATCAGGACGACATTCGTAATCCTGAAAACGCGGAATACTTACAGAATACTTCTGATGATTTGGGTATTAAGCGAAGGAAAGTTACACAAAGGCAATTTAATGAAAGGTATGCGGAAACTTTAGATAGCGCCTATGCCGCTAGTCTGCCCTACCTTAAAAAGAAAAAGTAATGCCTAAAATAAGCACATACTCAACCGTAACTCCAGCGGATAACGACCTTATTCTTGTTACTGACGCAAGTGATAGCAACAATACCAAGAATATAACGGTATCTGCTTTAAGGGGCAGTATTTCTGCTTATTCTGAAATTTATGATAGTTCTTCTGGCGAAATAACCACGATTGCTTCGGCAAACAATTTTGTTCTTCTTAATGCGACCACATCTCAAGGGTCAATGAATGATGCTTTGTTGACAACTAACAACCTTGGGCGAGTTACAAATACTGGCGCATCCAGAACGTTTTATGTAACTTACTGTGTTTCAGCAACGGCTGGAAACAACCAGAACTTGATGTTTCGCATTTATGTAAATGGAAGCCCTGTTTTGTATTCCGAGTCGGATACGATAACATCTTCCGGCGGAAAGGCTACGAGCACATCAAATGCGGCGATTATTACTTTAGCTACGGGTCAGTATGTTGAAGTTTTTGTTGCAAACTCTGCGGTCCATGATGTGACCTTGGAGCATTTAAATCTTATTTTAAGGCAAGTCTAATGGATATTCGAAAAATCTCAATCGGGCAGGACTATAAGACTGCCATGCACTACATTGTAAATCAGCCGGTCCTTAATGGGGACTATACTGTACATCTAATTAAGGTGTCAGACGAAGGTGGGGCAAAGGTGTATATCGCGTCAAAAAGCAACGAAATCTTGCTTTGGAAGGAGTTTTCTGCTTCCATGCCTATTTCATTTGAGTACAACATTTCTTTCTAATGCGTTCTCCGTTTCAGTTCATCGTGCGTCCGCGCGATGCGAAACGATACGATAATACACGAAAGTATGGGGATGTTGATTTTATCGTAAGTGTTTCGCAAGAGGACCATAAATTTTCCAACCGCTATGCGGAAGTAGTTAGTGTGCCTATCTGCTATGATGGACCCATTAAGCCGGGGGATACACTTATTGTGCACCACAATGTCTTCAAGTTTTACTATGACATGTATGGTCGCCAGAAAAGCGGCCGGTCATTTTTACACGACGACTTGTTTCTGCTGGACGAAGACCAGTTTTTTTTATACAAGTCTTTAGATGGTCAGTGGCAGGCTCACTCAAGGTATTGCTTTGTAAAGCCATCTAAAGCCAAAAAAAATACAAGCCTTGACAAGCCGGACGACGAAGAGCCTCTTGTAGGGACTATCCGGTATATTAATGATGAGCTACTTGCTTTTGGATTACAGCCCGGCGACGAAGTGGTTTATCAGCCGGAAAGCGAGTATGAGTTTGATGTTGATGGAGAACGCCTATATCGTATGTTCACGTCAAACATTGCGGTTCAATTATGAAATCCCAGGATTTAAAGCGCGATATTATTGCTGCCGGCTATAAAGCCGTAAAGCATCTTATTAAGGTTGCCGAAGAAGACATCATAACGGGAGGAGAAGGCGATATAAGCGCGGACCGACTTAAGAATGCCGCTGCCACAAAAAAGCTGGCTATTATGGATGCCTTTGACATTTTGGCAAGGATTCAGACAGAGCAAGAAATACTTGACGCACCAAAAGCCGCGATAAATGCACAAAAACAAGGTTTCGCAGAAGGTCGCGCAAGATAGGCCGCTTTACCGGATACTCCCTCCGATTGTTTCAAAGAAGAAGAAACGATGGGAGTATGGGTATGATGCGGATTATGACATGGTCGTCATTTCAAGGGATGGAACCATAGGAGATGTCTATGAAATCAGCGGACTCAAGATAGCATTGCCGGCAACGCCGGAAACATGTCATCAGCGCAGTACGCGACCATCGGACCAGTATTGGGAGAAGTTTGCGTATCCGCCTCAGCTTGATAAAATAAAGACCATCTTTCAGTGGCATGGCATGCCCAAGGAGTTTAAGCATCTTTGGGTGGACTACATTGAGGAGGAGTTTAACCGGCGCGAATCCGGCTTTTGGTTCATGAACAATGGCGTCAAGACCTATATCCCGGGCAGTTATTACATGTACCTCCAGTGGACAAAGATTGACGTTGGCCAGCCGGAGTATCGCGAAGCTAATCGGTTGTTCTTCATATTTTTTGAGGCATGTATCGCTGACCCCCGGTGCTATGGGATGTGCTATCTCAAGATTCGACGGTCGGGGTTTTCATTTATGAGTTCGGCCATAGCGGTTCATATTGCCACTCTGAGCCGGGATGCCCGGGTTGGCATACTGTCCAAAACAGGTACGGATGCCAAGAAGATGTTTACGGATAAGGTGGTACCTATTTCAAGCAACTACCCATTCTTCTTTAAACCCATCCAGGATGGCATGGACAAACCAAAGACGGAACTAGCTTTCCGGGTGCCGGCTTCAAAGATTACCAAAAAGAACATGCACGAATCCTTTTCGGATGAAGACCCGGATGGATTGAATACAACGATTGACTGGAGGAATACTGCGGACAATAGCTATGACGGTGAAAAACTTCTGCTGCTTGTCCATGACGAATCGGGTAAATGGGAAAAGCCGGAGAATATCTTAAACAACTGGCGAGTAACTAAAACCACTCTTCGGGTGGGCGGACGTATTGTTGGAAAGTGCTTGATGGGGTCCACGGTAAATGCTTTGTCAAAAGGAGGCGGAAACTTTAAGAGTTTGTACGACGATTCTGATGCGTCTAAACGTTCTGATAACGGACAGACAAAAAGCGGACTTTATAAGTTTTTTGTTCCCATGGAATGGAACTTTGAGGGGTACATTGACCAGCATGGGTTTCCTGTTATGGAAACTCCGAAGAAACAAACTTTAGGACACGACGGGAAGCCCATAACGATTGGAGCCATAACCTATTGGGAGAACGAAGTCAAAGCACTGAAGCACGACCAAGATGCGTTGAATGAGTTTTACCGTCAATTTCCAAGAACGGAAGCGCATGCTTTCCGGGATGAAAGCCGGCAGTCGTTATTTAACCTAGCAAAAATTTACCAGCAGATTGACTATAATGATGGGATGATTCAAGGCCAGGTCTTGACAAGAGGCAGCTTTCACTGGGAAAACGGAATTAAGGATACTCGGGTTATTTGGGTTCCAAGTAACTCTGGAAGATTCCTCGTAAGTTGGATTCCTCCGGCGAAATTGCAAAATCGGTATATAGAAAAAGGTGGCAAGCGCTATCCGGGAAATGAGCACTTAGGTGCATTTGGCTGTGACTCTTATGACATTTCTGGGGTTGTGGGTGGAGGTGGCTCTAATGGCGCATTGCACGGACTGACAAAGTTCCACATGGAACAAGACGCCCCGACAAACATGTTCTTTTTAGAATACATTGCCAGGCCGCAAACTGCGGAGATTTTTTTCGAAGACGTATTGATGGCTCTAGTATTCTATGGAATGCCTATGCTTGCGGAGAACAATAAGGCCAGGTTGCTGTATCATTTAAAGAATAGGGGGTACCGGGCGTATTCGCTAAATCGGCCCGACCGGCCGGCGGCAAAGCTTTCAAAAACGGAGCTTGAACTCGGCGGAATCCCAAACAGTAGCGAAGAAGTCCGTCAGGCTCATGCTTCGGCGATTGAGTCTTATATTGAAAAGTATGTCGGCTATGACATGGAAGGTGTGTTTAGACACACCTCAGAATGTGGCGAAATGCCATTTAATCGCACTCTTTACGACTGGGCTATGTTCAACATTCTTGACCGAACCAAGCATGACGCCTCTATTAGCTCGGGTTTAGCCATCATGGCTACCCAAAAA